TCGGCGTGCTGGCTGGTATCGCGGGCATCATCATTACCGGGCTCATTAACTGGTACTTCAAACGCAAGGTCGCCAATGCGCAGGTAAAGGCGCTGGAGAAATACGGCCCGGCGGTAAAAGTGGGAGATGAATGATATGCCGATGACCATCAGCCTGCGTAAAAAACTCATTGCCGCCGCTGGTGGTGGTGCAATGCTGATCGCCTCGCTGTTTCTCGGCGGTCAGGATGGCGTCGAGGGGCGGAAGTACGAAGCCTACAAAGACGTGGCCGGAGTATGGACCGTCTGCGATGGTCATACAGGCCGGGATATCGTGAAGGGGAAGACCTATACCGATCGCGCGTGCGACCAGCTGCTGTGGAAAGACCTCCAGCCAGCAAAGCGCACGGTGGACAGCCTGGTGAAAGTGCCCTTGAACGAATACCAGCGGGCCGCGCTCTACAGCTTCGTGTTTAACGTTGGGTCTGATGCGTTCTCTAAATCCACGCTGCTGCGCAAGCTGAACAAAGGCGACCATGCCGGAGCCTGCGAAGAAATGCGCCGCTGGGTTTACGCGGGCGGGATGAAGTGGAAGGGCCTGCAGAACCGGCGCGAGATGGAGCGCTCTATGTGCCTGGCGGAGAGCAAACATGACCTTTAGCCTTCGAACGATCCTACTCATCGCTCTCGTGGCCGTACTGCTGGCCAGTGGCTATGGCGAGCTACGCTACCGGAATGGCTGGAATGCTCACGCTGATCACATCAATGTCCTTGCTGCTGAGAAGAAACTCAAAGCTGAGAAAGCTATTCAGCCGGTTGAGAAGAAAGCGGCGCAGGCCAGCGAAGAAGGCAGGGTCATTTACAAAACTATAACCCGCGACGTGGTGAAATATGTCCAGGATCCGAACCGTACTGTGTGCAAGTTTGATGATGAGTCTGTGCGGTTGCGCCAGCGTGCCATCGACGCTGCCAACTCCATCAGCGGATTTGATGCAGCCCCCATGCAGGGCAAGTGATGCCGGTGCAGACAGCGATGCGGATCTGCAATCAGATACTGAGACAGCGGCTTGCGTACGCCAGCTGCGACTGGACAAGTACCACTGGCAGGCGTGGTACAACGCAGTTAAGTGAGCAAATCAAGGCGCTTTCGAGCAGAGCGCCTGATGATGTTCTCCACTCTGCACAACACGGTTAGCCACGCTGTGAAGCGTCGCGACACTGGCCCATCAACCAACAGGTAAATCAATGAGCGAAGCAAAACCGCAAGACGGAAGTACCGTTAAGTATGGGCGTGACTTAAGCACTGCAGAAAAGCAGGCAATGAACCGACTCAAGGATGCAAGCCGGGCATTTCTGGCTGAGCTTGATCACCTTGGTCGACTGCTTCCTGATATTGACCGCCGCTGGGCCGCCATTGCCAGAACAGACATGCAGACCGCGTGCATGGCCGCCTGTCGAGCTGTTGCTCGTCCTGACGCTGACTGCTAAGGCATTATCACAGGCATTCACTGAGTGCCTGTGATAATGTCATTTTCCGGCAATTACTGTCAGTGAGATGATTTATGAAAAAGGTACTTGTTTTTTTTAATGCCGAACCGGTTTCAGTCTTATCCGTTATGCGAAGCGTGACTAGTATTCGTCGCATATATCCAAATGGAGAAGAGGCTCACCTCAGGATAATGTCTGCTGGCTTCCCTTCATTAACCGGTGACAGACAGATAGTACATGTCGCCTCAGACAGAGAAATCACATCAGAAGAAATGCTGGAAGCTGCAAAAAAAATTATATAGTTATTAAATGCTTAATTTAAGCCGCCTTTAGGCAGTTTTTTATTGTTAACTCATTAGCCACTGGCATCTGCTGGTGGCTTTTTTACCTGTCGCCGCGCTTTAAAAAAGAGAGTCCCGCGAGCTCACCGCTTCGGAAGGAAACGACGGCAGAACAATTTTGCGGCTCAGCAAATCAAATGTGGCACCTTTGAGGCGATCCAGTTCGGTAAGGTCAGACGAATTTTCCTCAGTTAATTTCTCAAAGGCATGAGATATATGATCCCGAATGGCCTCTTTTGCTTGTGAGTCAAGATGAGTGAACAAAGCTGTAACCACGATTTTCAGGGCATCCAGCTGGACAAGGGCTTCCTTTTTGGACGCTTCCTGATCAGCAATTTTTTCAATTAAGTCAGCAATCAAATATTTCATATGATGTTCTCAGCGGTTAATGCATCAGGGATCTGTCTGTATAGGTAAGGCCTGCGTGCGTAAACTCAATACACAACTGAGAACACTCAGACCGCCAGAATTATTTGAGGGAACTTTAAAAATAAACCCTCATGAGCAGGAAATCCGATCTTCTCATGAGGGATGCAAATGCATATTCGTTACGCTACTAATGTAAGCATGCTGCAAATATTTGGCATTAGAATTTTCTCATAAGCGAAGCGGCTATCGCTTTAGCTATCCTCGCCGGTTTTTTGATTATCTGCTGACATCCGTTGGCGGTTTTTATGCGCCTCGCACGCGCGCCATCCTACATACGGGAATATCCCGCATGTAATCGAGAGTCTTTCAGCCGTGAGCCATCAGTATCATCTGGTGGCTTTTTTATTGGAGTGAATATGTCCGAGCCTCGCATCTATAACAGCCGCTGGGACAAGGCCAGGCGCACGTTTCTCAAGTCGCATCCTGTATGCGTAATGTGCCTCCGGCAGCAGAGATCGGTGCCGGCTACCGTCGTGGACCACATTAAACCCCACAAGCTGAAAGAAGCACTGAGCGGCGGCACGCAGGAAGAGATAGCGAAGGCTCAGAAACTTTTCTGGGATAAAGCCAACTGGCAGCCCCTGTGCAAACAGCACCACGACTCAACGAAGCAGCGCGAAGAAAAGCGCGGTCACGTGATCGGATGTGATGAGAACGGCCTGCCGCTCGATCCTGGGTCACACTGGCGAAAATGAGAATGTATGTCAGTAGCATCAGGCGTCAACAGCCCTCGGCATCAAATGAGAATCAGTCTCAAAGGTAGGGGAGGGGAGGGTAGAGACTTCAGGGGGTACCGCCTTCCTGACCGCCCGCCCCCCTTTTTGTGCACAACCGCGAAATGAAAAGTTTTTTTCTGGGAGGTTTCAATGGCCGGACGACGACCAAAGCCTACCCATCTGAAAGTTGTTACCGGCAATCCCGGCAAGCGAGCGCTCAATAAAAATGAGCCAAAGCCCGCCCGGGAAATTCCAAGCCCGCCTTCTCACCTGACCGACTGGGGTAAAACAGCCTGGGGCAAACTTACCGTTCTGCTTGACGGTATGGGTGTGCTGACCGTGGCCGATACTCTGGCGCTCGAAAGGCTTTGTGATCTGTATGCGGAAATCCTCCAGCTTCGCCAGATAGTGGATATCGAGGGGCGAACGTATACGACCAAAACGCAGATGGGTGATTTTCTGATAAAGGCAAATCCGGCAGTAGCCATGCTGGCAGATGCCGATCGTCGTTTTAAAAGTTACCTGGTGGAATTCGGCCTTACACCGGCTGCCCGGTCAAAGGTGAATGCAGATGGTGGAGAAAAAGAAGAAGATCCGCTCAACCAGTTCTTCGGTTGATCCGGCAACGCAGTATGCGCTTGACGTAACAAGCGGAAAAACACTGGCCGGGCCGGATATTCGCGCCGCCTGCGCACGACATATTCGTGATCTGGAAGAGGGGCCAAAAAGAGGACTGTTCTGGGACGTGGATGCAGTGACGCGCGTAATTAACTTTTTCGCGCAGGTCCTCAAGCTGAACGGCGGCGAGCATGAGGGTAAACCGTTCATCCTGCTCCCGTGGCAGTGCTTCATCGTTGGATCACTGTTTGGCTGGAAGTCCGCAGACGGCACACGCCGCTTCCGCATGAGCTACATCGAGTCAGGGAAGGGGTCGGGTAAGTCGCCACTGGCGGGCGGCGTTGGCCTTTATCTTCTGATGGCGGACAAAGAACCGCGCGCTGAGGTTTATGCGGCGGCCACGAAAAAAGACCAGGCGATGATCCTTTTTCGAGATGCGGTGACGATGGTTGATCAGTCACCCGCGCTGGCGCAGCGCATCACCAAATCCGGCACCGGCCTGAATGTGTGGAACCTGGCGTTCCTGCAGACGGGCTCTTTCTTCAAGCCGATCAGCTCCGATGATGGTCAGTCCGGCCCGCGCCCGCACGGCGCGCTGATTGACGAGGTGCACGAGCACAAAACAAACGCTGTTGTTGAGATGATGCGCGCCGGCACAAAGGGTCGCCGTCAGGCACTGATGTTTCTGATCACCAACAGCGGCCACGATAAAACCAGCGTCTGCTTCGAATATCACGAATATGGTCGCAAGGTTGCCGCGGGTGATCTGGAAGATGACAGCTTTTTCAGCTTCATCTGCTCGCTGGATGAGGGCGACGACCCGTTTAAAGATGAATCCTGCTGGGGTAAAGCCAACCCGTCACTGGGGCATACATTTACCGATAAGTACCTCCGGGAGCAGGTGACGCAGGCGCGGGGCATGCCATCGAAAGAGAGCATCGTCAGGCGTCTTAATTTCTGTCAGTGGGTGGAGTCTGCCGATCCGTGGATTGACAGCGATACCTGGATGAACTGCGAGCAGGACTTTGATCCTGACGAATTGTCCGGGGAAGAGTGTTATGGCGGGCTCGACCTTTCGGGTTCGCGGGACCTTACCGCGCTGGCGCTCTATTTTCCTAAAACCAAAAAGCTTCTCGTCGAATTCTGGACGCCGAAGGATTC